TGGTCGACGAGATCGTCCAGCGCATCCGTCCGATCCTTGCCGGCAATGCGCCGGAAGTCGTCGGCGGCGCGCTCGCCGATCTGTTCTCCATGTTTCTTGCCGGCCATTTCGATGAGAAAGGGCCCGCCGAAACCGCCGTGCTGCGCGAGCAGCTGATCAGTCAGTGGCTTGATACCGTGCGCCAACTGATCGAGCCGAACGAGCAGATGATCCTCGCCAGAACGCGACGCGAGAGCCACTGACAAAAAAAGCCCCGGCACGCAGCCAGGGCCAAGAGATGTTTACGACGTCATGAACATAGGTCGCGAACAATCAGAACGCAACGCCAAGATTCCCGAAGCGGTTCTGCTTGCGCATACGGCTGTGCTCGGCAAGACCGGCAGCGGCAAGACGTCGACCGCCAAGCTCGCGATCGAGCAGCTCGCGATCGAAACCCAGCTCGCCGGCTTCCGCGTCTGCATTCTCGATCCAATCAAATCCGACTGGTGGGGCATCACGTCGAGCGCCGATGGCCGCCAGCCGGGCCTGCCGTTCAAGATTCTCGGCGGCCCGCACGGTCACGTCCCGCTGCATTCGTCGGCCGGCAAGATCATCGGCACGCTGGTCGGCCAGGGTAAGTTGCCGCTCTCGATCGTCGACATGGCGGATTTTGAAGCCGGCGGCCTGCAGCGGTTCTTTGTCGATTTCGCGCAGGCGCTTTGGAAGAACATGCGCGGCGTCGTCTATCTGGTGATCGAGGAGGCGCACGAATTCGCGCCCAAGGAACGCGTCGGGTTCGGCAGCGAGAATCTGGCGATCCATTGGGCCAAGAAACTCGCGACCGGAGCGCGCACCAAGGGCATCCGGCTGATCGTCGCGACGCACCGGATTCAATCGCTGCACAACGCCGTGCTCGGCTCGTGCGAGACGCTGATCGCGCATCGCATCCTGTCGCCGGCCGACCAGGAGCCCGTCATCAAATGGCTGCGCGCCAATGTCGCCGACAAGGAATTGCGCGCCGAGGTCGAGGGCTCGCTCGCCAAGCTGCCGACCGGCACCGGCTGGGTGTGCTCGGGCGAGGCGCAGATTTTCAAGCGCATGGCGTTCGCGCGGATCGCCACCTACGACAACACCGCGACCCCGACACAGGACAGCGGGCCGGCGCGGATCACGACGGCGCCGGTCGACGTCGGCGAGCTGCGCGAGCTGATCGGCGAGGCGGCGGCCGAGGCCGAGGGCAGTGACCCCATCGCGCTCAAGGCGCGGATCGGCGATCTGGAGCGGGCGCTCGCCGCCCAGGCGCCAGGCGAAAGGAATTGGAGCCAGGATGAACTCGACGAATTGGGCGATCTCGCACGCGCAGAAGGATATGCGGAAGGCCGCAATGAGGTGACGGCGCGGATCGTCGGGCTCACAACCCGGATCGCGGCGATCACCCAAGGCGTCGCCGCCAACATGGCGCAGATCGAGTGCGAGCTGCGGGAGGCCATCAAAGCGCCCCCCGAAATCGACCGCCCTTTGTACCCTGCCCAGATCGAGCAGCGGCAGGCGCCCATTGCGCCCGCGCCCATGCGACGGGCACCGACAGGGGGCGCCGCGAAGCCCAACGGTGGGCTTCCCAAGGGGCAGCAGGCGATCCTCGACGCGCTGGCATGGTGGGGCGTCGGTGGGCACAGCTCCGCGAGCCTCGCCCAGACCGCGTTCGTTGCCGGTTATTCCCATACCAGCTCGACGTTCGACACCCTCCGATCGCGGGTGAAATCGGCCGGGCTGATCGACTATCCCGACCAAGGCCGCATGCGGCTGACCGACAAGGGCACGCGGCTCGCGGTCGCGCCGGCCCGATCACCGACGATGATGGAATATCACGCTCGGGTGCGCGGCAAGCTCCGGGGCCCGATGCAGAAGTTTTTCGATGCGCTGATCGGCAGGAAGACCCTGACGCTCGAGCAGCTTGCCGACGCGACCGGCTATTCCTTCACGTCCTCGACGTTCGACACGCTCCGGTCGCGGATGAAAAGCCTCGACCTCATCACCTATCCCGAACGCGGGAAGGTGCGCATTTCGGACTGGCTCTATCCCTGAAAACAGGAGGCGCAAAATGACCTTCGGAGTTGGGATTGTTCTTGGACTCGCCATCGGCGCCGTCGCCGGTGCCTGCATCGGCGCTACCATCATGGCGATCTGCAAGATTGGGGCAGACGTCGAATGAAGCTCGGGCCCTCAGTTCGCATGAAGGCCAAGCACTGCATCCGCTGCGGTGAATTGCTCGACGCCGCGACCTCGATCACCGGCGATCATGCGCCCAAGCGCGGCGATGCTTCGATCTGCTTGAAGTGCAATCACGTCGCGATCTTCACACGCGGCGGCAATCTTCGGGAGCCGCGACCGGACGAGCTGCGGGCGCTCATGTCCGATCCGCGCATCACCAAGGCGCGCGACACCTTGAGCCTGCTTCACGTCGACAGGAGGAAGCCGCAATGAAACCACCGGCGAGGACGCATACCGATCGCCTCTGGCACGAGTTGAGCCGCATCAGCGCGGCGGCGACGATCGCCAAATCGTTCATCGAGGAGCTGCCCGAGGGCGATCCGAAGACCCGACTGGCCACGCTGCACGCCGAGATCGTCGAGGCCGAGCACGCCGCGATGCAATGCGCCACCGACATCAAGGCGGCGGCGTCAACAATATGATGCGAATCTGATGGGGAGGCGTGAATGTCTAGCAAAGGGATCGGCCAAGTGGCCGAGTACAAACCCTTAAATCAATACGGAATGGATGAACTAGCCGCTCGGCAACGATCCATCGTGCCAAGCGGTGGCGTTATGTTTGCCCGCAACGCGGATCGCGAACAGAAGGAAGTAGCTCGGCAATATGTGCTTGAGCTATTCCACCCGGATTGCTGGCCCGGTCGGCTGCACATGCTGACGCTGCCCGGTGTGAATTGGCGATTTGAGCGGCTGCTGTTGGGAACGCGCGAAGTCGGCTGGCTGAGAGATGGCGTCGAAGCTCCGCAGCGCACATTTTTTACCAGCGCCGAGAACGATCGCTCCATCTATTTCGCTGCCATCGCGCAAATGCCGGGACTGCACAAGAAAGCTCCGCTCAAGCAGCTGCGACCGTTTCCGTTCGCAGAACGCGGCGTCAAAACCCGCTTCGCATCGTTTTTCTTTGCCAACATCGACGACTTCATGGCGCACGGCGAATGGGAATCATCTTGGGATGCGGCTTGGCTCGATTACATTGGACCGCTCTCGGTCGAGCGATTGGAGCTGATCAAACAATTCTATGAAAAAGCGATACGGCACACCCTGATCATAACAGCGCTCAAGGCGCGGTGGAACCGAGAGACTAGCGCCGCGATCAACCAAGCGGGGACTCACTCCGATTGGCTGCGCGAACATCTAAGCGGCGATGTTCTGCATGATCTGGAATACATCGACACGGTCCCGATGGTGCAATTTGCGATACGTCACAACAAGCCAGTGGAGGGAACAGACATGGCCTATGCAGACACGGGAATGGCTGGGGCCAAGCGGCCGACATGGCGAACAGTCAACCCAAGGGCACTGTTGAAGACGACGATCGTCGCCAACAAGACCGCCAGCAATGCCGAGCTGCGCGAATTGTTCTGGAAGGAAGTCGAAGACGATAAGAACTATCTGCGCTCCATCGTTGAATCGTTTCTGGACAACAATATGCGGTCAATGATGCTGCCTACGCCGGCGCCGCGCAGTCCAGCCAAAAAGCCCAATGGCGCGGCCCTCAAGTCAAATGGCGCAGCCGTCGCCAAGATCAAACAGAAGCTCCAAGAGCGCGTCAATTATGAAGCAAAGATAGCGCTGCTCGAATTGGTCATGCCGAACAACAAAGTGTTGGGCGACTGCACGGGCCCTGAGTGCAAGAAATTCGGCGGCTGGTTTGCCAACCTTGCCAAGCGCGTTCCGCGCAACAAGACCGTCGCTCAGACGCTATCCGAAGAACAGGTGCGGAAGCTCTATAAAGGCAAGTAGGAAGGCACTGTGTATCCCAAGCGCGCGTGCATGGTTTGCGGAACCGACATGAGCGAGCATCCGCTCAACCGATTCACATGCTCGCTGGATTGCAAGTTAGCTGCCGAACGTGCCAGGCGGCGAATGCATTACCGGCGCCGTGATGCGCGACGCCGTGAGCGCTCTGCCGAGACTCGCGAACTGCGACGGCAAGAGCGCGTTTTGCGGCTTGCCGAGAGACGGCGAGAAATTGAGCAGCGACGGCGCGAGCGCGAGGCCGAGAGGAACCAAGCGCGTGTTTTGCGGCTTGCTGAGAGACAAATGCGCGCGTGCATCGTTTGCGGAACTGATATCACGAGCGAGGATGGGCGCCGATTCACATGCTCGCTCGATTGCAAGTTAGTTGCCGAACGTATCGGGCGGCGAAGGCGTGACGAGCGCCGATATCCGCTCCGCTTAGAGCGCCAACATACACCGGAATATAAAGCACGCCGTTACGAGCGGGATAAGGCGAGGAAGCTCAAACGTCGAGCGCCGATAATCGCACTCCGCGAGCTTGGATGGTTAGACGGATACAAGGTTCAGCAGCATCGCGATCCGCCGCCGCCGAAAAGACCTCCCAATCCGTCGCCGCCTCCCGGCAATTCAGATGTCGAGGCTATGCGAAAATGGCAATTACCAGACTTCCGCGCCAAAAAGGTTCGCCGCACCTGCAGCGAAGCCATGCGACTGAGATGGCAAGACCCCGAATACCGCGCAAAGATGAAACACAAGCGCAAACGACAGCCAGAGGCGATTCATCATTCGCTGATTCAGCAACTTATCGATCTGGAAGAAAGTGGGGCAGCGATTCCGCCGGAACTAACCAAGGCGCTGTCTGGGGTCAAAACCAAGCTGCCAGAGTGGGGACGTTGGAAAAGGCGGCAGCGACGTCACCGCTTGTCCGGCACAATAGAATGGCGTGAGCAGCGGCGTGGGTATGCACAGGCGCGGGTGGAGCGTGAGCGCGTCGTGCTTGATGCCATGCGCGAATTGGGTTGGATCAATGACGGTGCGCTATCATCTTAGGCCCGAAGACTGCCGGCGCCCGTGCAACGCTGCTGCTTATGCGCTCGGGCGGCAGGAGCGCGGCGGCTTCCGGGTGCGGCGGGTGGTGTGGGGTCGGCTGATGGCGAGGGTCGAGCGGCGCGAGGGCGAGGAAATCCGGCGCGCGTTCGTTCTGGTCGAGACGGGCAAGGTTCGGCAACGCGGGTGAGCGTTGAACCGCGTTGTCGGGGGAGCCGGCGGTCATGCATAGTCTTTTGTGGGGTGTGGCCGTCGGCTCTTTTTTCCACAAAGGAAGCTGTCATGTCGCCGCAGGAAGCGCTGCGCATCTGGACCGTCTTTGACCATCCATCCGATTTCCCCGATTGCTTCATCGCGCGCATGTCGCTTGTCTCGGTTGACGGCTTTGTCCCGACGCGGGAGATCATCACCGCCGCCACGCTCGAGGAATTGCGCAAGCAATTGCCGCCCGGCCTCTATCGGCTCGATCGCCACCCTGACGACGATCCGGTGATCGTCGAGGTTTGGCTGTAGATTACTCCGACCGATAGATTTCGACGTCCTCGCGCTTGGTGAATTTGGCGAGGCGGATCGGCTTGCCGAACATCCTCACTATTTCCTTCGCCTTGGGAATCAGCGAGTCGAGCCGGCGCTTGTCGGCCGCGATCAGCGGCACCATGCTTCCTGGTCCGAGCAATGGGCCGGCGACCACGCCTTCGCCGCCATCGTCGAGCGAGAGGAAGGCCCAAATCTGATCAATGCGCCCCATGTAGTTCGGCGGCGAGATGGCGACGGCGACGCGCGGCGCCTGCGCCTCGATCGCGATGTTGATGCATTCGAGGATGAAATCGCGTTCGTCGGGCTTCCATACGGTCGAGATCGCGATTCGTTCCTTGATGTCGATGATGCGGGTCAAATTCATTGCGGCGTTCCTATGTCGGCGATCAGCTGCTCGGCATCTTCGCGGGGGATAACGATATGACCGAGCGGTCTGCCGCTGTGCGGCATCCGGTAGGCGAGGTCGGCGCGTATCTTGGCGAGCACCTTGCTGCCGTCGATCCGATCGAGCCGTGCCTGCATTTCGGCTTCGGTCATTGCAGCACTCGCATGAGATCGACGCCGGCCGCGAACAACGCCACGCCGATCGCCATCCCGATCAGGGCCGCGAGCCAGGGGATATCGGGCATGAATGACACCTCTACCTGTCCCGGCAGGGCGCGAGCACCGGATCATCCGGCGCGACGCCGTTGGCGATGGCCATTGCGCGATAGCTCTTGAACAGCTGCTTGCCGGCGCGCTTGACCTTGTCGAGATCGAGCTGCCCATCGGCGAGGCGCAGCCGCACGAGGAGGTTATGTATGGCGCCGGGCGAGAGCAGGAAGCCGGCGCACGTCTGCGGCGCGCTGGTCGGGCTCATGTGGCAGCCGAAGGTGCTCATCGCCGCATCGTAGGCGACCGGCGCCGACAGCCGGAAGGCTTCGGCTGGAAATGTCCCCTGCTGATCGCATCGCCAGGGGCATTGCGCGCAAGGCTCGATGCGGTATCCCCGTCCCTTCGCAGGGCCGCCGCTGACCACCGTGATGACGGCGTGGTCGGGCCCGGCCCGGCGCGCGCGGGTGATCCTCGCTCGCTTGCGCCGCTTGGTCATTGGAGCGCGTCCTTTGCGGCTTGCACGGCGGCGGCGTGGCCGGCTTCGGCTTCGTCATAGGTCGCATAGCGCCATTGCGCGAGATCGCGAGCGCCGCCGAAGATCATGGTTTCGAACAGCAGCGGGGGATGACGACCGAAATGCACGGCGAAACCCAGGAAGATGGTCGACACGCAGGCGTCGCCTACATCGGTTTGCCAAAGCCGTTCTGATAGCGACTTGCGCTCGCCGACGGCCTTGATCCATTCAGAAAAATCGATGCGCACCGGCACGCGGTCCTTGAGAACGTAGTGGGCGCCGAGCGCATTGAACTGATCGCGCAATTTCTCGTCGATCATCGGCGCTGCCTTATGATGCTGCCGTGCTGGATGACGTAGGGCTCGGGCTCGAACGTGATGGCGACCGCCGGGATCGGCGGCTTGCTGTTGCGCCCGTCCTCGATCGCCGTCGTCGTCATGTGGGCGCTCACGATCCTGATCGTGTTGGCTTCCGCCGGATAGATCGCGGCGCAGACCTCGCCGTCGCACAGAACCTCGACGATTTCCTTGCCGTGGGTCGCGGTCGCCAGTCGAAACGTGATCATGGTCGCACCTTCGTCAGAAGCCGCTCGCGGAATTTGCCCGGCCAATCCTTCCATCGATCCTGCAGGCGTATGTAGTTGGCGATCGACTTCCAGCGATACTTGCCCGACCGCTTGAATATGGCAAACTCGACCGAGTTGGCGATGCGCGGATCGGCAAGAATCATCCAGTCCTCGCCGATCATGTATTTGTAGGTCGTGACGTTACCGGTCTTCTCGATTGCAAAGCCTATCTCGCGTAGCCTCGCCTCGATCGCAGGCCAGGCGTCCGGTGGGCGAGCTGCGTCGCTGCTGTAATGCGTGGTCGCCGCCAACACCGGCTCCCTGTGTGGATCGATAAGTAGCACCGGGTCAGTCTTGAGGCGCGCGGCATGCGCGTCTTGCTTTGCCTGTTCGGTTGCGTTGAATGTTTCCCTGTGCCTGTTGCGCAACAGCTTGAAAGCGATCTCGATCACCGGGCAGCTTTCCGCGCGTCCAATGCCTTCGAGATGCATCGCTAGACCGTTGGGAACGAGCCAACCGCCTTCGCTCTCGCGCCAGCTGCTGCCGAGACTGCGGCACAGCGGACAGGCGGCGCGAGGGTTGTAGCGATCGGTCGTCGCCTTGATGGCCGCATCGATCACCGCCTCGACAACGTCTTTCTGCCAAGCCCATAAATCATCTTCATCGTGGAATTTATGATCATGGCCTCGGAGGAGGCGACCGAATTCACCGGGGGCCATGTCGATGACTTGAAAACGCGTTAACTCCAGCTCGTTCACCAAGCGGTCAATCTGATCGTCGGAGAGTTTTGTCATGGTCGCGTTGCTCCCGTAATTTTCCCGGCGACGTCGATGCAACGCGGGCACGTCGCATCGCCAAGCTCATCGAGGCCGACCCATCTGTGGCCCGGCGGCCAATCGCGCGGGAAAACCTCCAACGAAAATCCGCAAAGCGGTCGGCCATAATGGAGCACATGCACCGCGACGATTTGCTCTATGTCGATCGCTTCGTCATTCATCAGGCAGCGATAGATGCCGGTGTCGTCATCGCGCAGCAGCGGCATCGCGCCGAGGCAGCCGGCGATCATGGCCTCCGTCTTGAACACGTCCCACTCGATGAACAGCGAGCGCTCGTTGTCCGACGCAAGCCTGATCCGGCCCGGCACTTGCTTGCCGCGCCACCTGATGACGATGGCATCGCCGGTGCGCAGGGTCATTGCGGCGTCGGCCAGATCGCCGGCCGCTCGAATCGCAGCGCCTCGCCGTCGGCGCCCTGCTCGTAGGCGGTTTCGATCAGCCCGCGAATGAGCCCGGCCAGATAGATGCGCGCCGTGTGGCTGATCGCGCCGGGCTTGAGCAAGTCCATGATGGCGAACGAAGCGACCAGGGCCGGCGGAGCGCCCGGCACGCGCGGATCGTGATTGCTTGGATAGGTGTGCTCCGGTCCCGGCTCGGGCGCTTTGGCTTGCGCGAACGTCTCGCCCATGCTGGCGAAGCCGGCCTCATAGGTGCGAGTCAGTTCCTCGTGGTGGAGCGCAAGGTCGCGGCAACTAGAATTGTCCATCACGGCCGCAAGGAACTTGAACGCGTCGGCATTATTGCGCATCACCGCCAGCATGCCGGCGTGCGCGTTGACGAAATAGAGCGCGAGGTCGCGGTCCTCCTCGCGCAGGAAATTGGCAATCAGCGTTCCGACGTCGCCGGCTCCTGCAATGCCGTAATCCCCGAGCGACCCCGGTGCCTTTTGCCAGGGCGTCGGTGTATGCCCGCCGCCGGTCGGGTTTGCGGTATCAATCAGATGTTGGATGAACGCGGCTTCGGCCTCGATCTCGTTTCGTGTGACCATCGTCGCTCGTCCTTTCCGGCTGCGCCTGCAGCCCTTCGCAGCAATGCGAGATGCCGCACCCGCCGCACTCGGAGCACGGCGGGACGGTCGGCTTGCCCTTGCAGGTTTCGCAGATCACGCGGCTTCCGTCAGTGCGGGCGCATTGGCGCGTCGGGCCGCCGAGAGATCGGTCACCGCAGCTCGCAGCCTATCGCGCGCCCGATCGGCAGCGTGACGGACATAATTGCTGTTGATCTTCTGTTGGCTCGTGTTGTGCATCAGCGCGACGTTCATGGGATCAATCCCCTTCTCCAATTGGTCGACGATGTGCGAATGCCGCAGCGAGTAGCTTGATATCCTTATCGGATCATCGTCGCCCTCGATCAGGTAATTGTCCGGGTCGAGCCCAGCGGCCGCGACAGCTTGACGGAACGGCTTCCAGATGTTTTTCGAGGTCCACGGCTTTCCGTTGCTCTGCAACAGCAACAATTCTTGAGCCGGGCGGTGACCTTCGGCTGCCATCAGCTCCGCGCAGAGCGGCAGCGGGATTGCGACACGAGCTACGATCGGCCGTCCTTTGCCCTTTTTCGATGGCGGCACGATCAAAATCCCATCGGCCTTCAAATCGCAAACGCGCACCTTTGCCACTTGACTGATGCGGGCGCCGGTCTGCGCCAACACCTCGACGATTTGGCCCAAGCGCCTATCGATCGCGTGCGCCGCAGTGATGATGTCGCTGATCACGTTGTTCATCAGCGCCATTCGGCGACAATTGTTATCGGGCTCCACATTGCGCTCGCCCTTCCAGACGTCGACATTCGTGATCCGCCTATCATCGGCCGCAGCTCGATTGAGCGCCGCGCGCAGAGGCTTCATGGTGCGGATGATGGTGTCGGGCTGGAGCCCTTTTCGCTTCATGCCGTCGCAAATGGTCTTCAAATCTCTGTTGGTCAGATCAGCGACGAATTTGGCCTTGAGCGGATGCGGCTTGCCGGTCGGCAAGTCCGGCAAATGCAGAAGGACACGATCCGCGTTTTGCGGATCGCGGTCCTCAGCTATGAGATGGGCGCGATAGTCGATCAACGCCTGACCGAGCGTGATGGGCGCGCCGCCCCCGACGCCCGCCAATGCCTTGGCCTTGATGACTGCTTCCTCGAAGGTCAGGATGGTATCGCCGTTGGCGAGGTCGTGATCGTCAGCAAGAGCGAACGCATTCGTCCACTTTTTGCCATTGGCGTCGGTGCTCCTGACCGACCAAGTGCCGGCGGTTTTGTTGCGACGGTAGCCGAGCATGACGCCCTTGCGACCGAGGCCGAACCAATATGGTTTTTTCCGCCTCGTGAGCTTCACGCGCTCGGTCGGGGTATCGTACTCTTTTCGATCGATCTTCACTGGCATCGGAGTGTCCATTTTGGGGGTGGGTTGAACCGCAAATCGAGCCTTTCCCAAAGGCTGTCAATGCGTGTCTGCAATCCACAACTTGGACCATTCCGTTTTGCATATCAATGGTTTATCGTGTCAATCCTTGTCGACGTTGTATCTGGATGGTAAGCGAAGAGCGCCCCTTGTGGGCGTTCCCACCCATGCTATCGCATTGAAATATGGGGCTTTTCCGCATAGGTGTCCATTTCGGGGCCCTCGGGGTATGAGAATACGCGTACCCCATGCGCGCCACGCATCCCTCGCCGACCGGACCCTTTTCGGGGGTCGGGAAGGGTCCGCTCGACCGGACGACCGGGCGTAAAAATTCGCCGACCGCCTTCCACAGGGTGTCATTTTACGGTTGCGGCCCGCCACAATTTCCGCAGGGTCTGTCAAAGGCTGTTGAAGGGGCGCAATAGCTGTATTTCGTCCTTTCAATGCAGACGCGAGCGGTGCCTTAGATTCGGGAACGGCCGGGGCCGAACCCGATGAAAAGGACCGAACGAAATGTCCCGTGTTTCACGACAGACGCCAAAACGAGAAACGCCCGCTGACTGTCTCTCGATCGAGGAATTCTGCTTGAGGAACCGCATCTCTCGCCAGTTTTACTACATGCTGCGCGAGAAGGGTCAGGGACCGACAGAGATCAGGCTCGGGGCGCGAGTGCTGATTTCGAAGGAAGCAGCGGACGAATGGCGCCGCAGGATGCAAGAGCAGCAAGACCCGCCACCGGCGGCGTAACGGAGAGAGAATGATCGACAAGCCCGCTGCCATCGAAGCCGGGCGCCTCGCGCTACGCGAGGAAGGCGAGTGCTGGAACGCCTACTACGCGATGCCTGGCACGATGGTCGGCGCTCTCTTTCTCGGCTCGATCAGGATGGGGATCGTCCGCAACCACCCACGGCGCAAGGCGCAGTTCATGGCGCTGATGCGCGAGGCAGTCGGTGACATCTTGAAGGACGCGACCGGCTCCCGCCCCGTCTCCTGGGACGAGCGACCGGCGCCAGATGACGAATTGGGGAACGCATGACCGACGTCCTGCACGAGCTGATCGAGACGGCCGCCGCCGTCGCGCAGAAGCAATTTCTGGCACAGGGCCACTTCTCCCCGGTTTGGCACATGGTCACCGCTGACGGCGAGCATCTGTTCAGCGGGCCGATCAGCCACGACAAAGACACCCAGGTCGCGATGCTCAAAGCGCTGATGATCATCAGGAAGGTCGTGCGCTATGTCTTCATCGATGAGGCCTGGATTTTGGAACGCAAGTGCGTCGACCGGGCCGAGATAGATCGAGCCTATGAGCAAGGCATCAAGAACCATCCCGATCGGAAAGAAATTCTGATGATCACGGGCGAGGATCAAACCCTCGGCATGCTGATGGCTCGCTGCGACATCATTCGCGAGCGCGGCAAGGTGCGGCTAGGTCCGCTGGTCATCGACAAATTTGACGGTATGGAAGGTCGCATGGTCGGGTTGCTTCCTGCGCTGGGGACGCCGCAATGAACCTCGGCGATCTGTACGTCACCGAGCCGTACCCGCCGGCGAAGCTGGTCAAGGCGCTGGCGGTCATCGCCGACACGTTGCATCCCGCCTTCGATCTACGCCCCGATATCAAACCCTTCTACTCTCGCCATGCCTGCGTTCTGTCCTCGCTGACGGTGCGCGATTTCCTGGTGCGTATCGGCTTCAACGCGGTGGCGCGGCCGGTCGCGACCGTGCTCTGGGCCGAGCGCGATGGCAAGCTGCTGCATTCGCTCGCGATCGGGGCGCCCCACGATAAGCGCGTATTGAAGGACAGCTGGAAGGGCCACATGGTCGTGACCGTCAAAACGCGGGGTCGCGAGTTCCTGATCGACACCACGCTCTATCCGGTTCGACGTCCGCAGTGGCAGGAGCTGCCCGGCATGATGGCGCTACCACTTTCGGACAAGCGCATTCGCGCATGGTGGAACCTCGACGTGATCGCGTCCGCCGCTTACGGCGTCGAGAGCGAGGAAGTCAGCATTGGATGGTTCGACAACCCGAGCAACAAGAGCTGGCAATACGGCGGCGACGGGCGCGATCCGCATAGGCGCATGCCGGTGGTTGACGCGCTGATCGATAAGTTCGGCGTCTGGAACGAACAGCCGGCGCAAAGGGTCGCATCGTCATGACCGAGGAAACCGAGCGACCACCACTCGACCCGCTCGCGGAGATCGCCAAGCATTTCCCCAAGCAAGATATCGACATGATGCAAATGCTGACGGCGATCCAGGCCATGTGCATCTCCGTGCAGACCGCCGGCCGGGCGCTCGATCGCGCGCTATGGGGCATCATGGTCCTGGCCACCGTTTGCGTCGCCCAATTGCTGGCGCTGGCGTTCCGATGACGACGGAAACTAAGACCTTCATCATCGCCTACATCCCGACCGGGCTCGAGAAGGCGTTTGTGCAGCACGTCCGCGATTTCGACGTGGCGCACCCCGGTTGCCATTTCGAGATCGGCGTCGAGGCGCCGCACGCCTCACTCGCCGAGATGGTCGACATGCTGCGCATCGACCCGGCCTTGACCTTCACCGACGTATTCGAGCGAGCAAGGAAGAAATGACCGAGCTGCCCGCGATCCCGCCGCGTCTGCACACCCGACCGCGTGACGCGCGCGGCTATCCGATCACTTACGTCACGTTGCTTGACGGCGATGGCAAACCGGATTTTCGCGCCGTCGATGACGCCAAGCTGATGCATTGCCTGCAAGCGCGCCTGTGCGGCATGTGCGGCCAGCCGCTCGGGCGGCACCTGTATTTCATCGGCGGCGATCTGTGCGTGGTCAACCGGCTGTTCCTCGATCCGCCGATGCACAAGGACTGCGCGATCTATGCGCTCCAGGCCTGTCCGCATCTCGCGAATCACAAGGGCCGGTTCAACACGAGCGCCTATCCGACGGGCCCGTTCACGGTGGTCGAGAGCGCGATTGCCAGCGACGTCAAATGCGACTGGTTCGCGCTGATGCACACGGGCTCCTATACCTACGGGAGGACGTCGCTCACCAATCCAAACCTGGTCATCAGGGCCGGCGAGTGGTCGAGCGTAGAGAAATGGCGCGATGGTGCGCCCATTAAAACAACAACAACCAACCCAACGGAGAAGCGAGATGTTGGATGTTACGACGCGCAAGCTAGCGGACCCGAAGGATAATCTTGTCGGGGTTTCGGTCTTTGCGGGAACGGACGACTATTTGTTCCTGCGGCTCCATCTTCGCAAGCCGATGCTGGCGCGGATCGGCAATCCCAAGAAGCTCTCGATACGCGGCCAGCCTGCGAACGGCTTCATTATCACGGCCGATCCCAAGGGACTAAAGCCTCAAATACCGCCCAAAGGCACGCTGATCTATCTCGCCACCACCATCGCGAATTTCGAGCTGTCGCCTTGCGAGCGCAGGGCCATCTATGTTCGGCCCGAGTTTTCCAAGGACAACCACACCATGCGATTGCCGGCGCTGCCGCCGGCCTGGATCGATGCGGAGGCCGAGTTCACGCGCGAGGTCCAGGCCGAAGCGAAGCCACACAACGGCAACGGCAACGGCGCCTCGCCGACCGCGCCGCTGCCCAAGCCGCAGGCGCCGGTCTATCAGGTGCCGGCCGATGCCGATTTCATGAAGCTGCAAACCGATCTCGGCATCAAGCTCGCCGAGGCGCGCGCCATCATCCAGGCGATGGAGCGGCGCACGCATATGCGCTTCGTGCTCGACCGCAATCTGCGGCTGGTCGTCAACCTGTCGGCACCCTGATGACGACGCTGGTCATAGGCGCGCCCGAGCACGCCGCGATCCAGGCGGCGATTGCGCGGGCGCGCCAGCATCCGGTGCCGCGCGCCGAGTTCGAGCGGTTGGGCGTGCCCGACAAGTTCCACGTGACGCTCGCGGATCGCGTCGGCAAGCGGGTCACGTCATCTGAGCACGTCATCTTGCCGAACGGCTACCGGCTGTCGATCAGCTTCGAGGAGCAACCAACGGCGGGCCTGTGCATCCACATTTCAATCTCGGTGCGCGGGACGCTGCCGAATCCGTGGGCAGCGGAAATGATCGCGAAGGAATGCGGGATTCCGTTTTCGCCCGATGGGTCGAGCGGGGTTCACATCTGGGTCGAGGACTTCATCGCGGGCGCCGAGGTCGGCAAGGCGATCAACATGGTCCACAAGGTGCAGCAATGAATGACGATCCTGGCATAGTCCGCGCGCCCTGGACGGCCGAGCAAGTCGACAAGCTGAACAAATTTCAGCGGCTCGGTTTCATCCATCCCTTCACCTGTCCGGGCCACGAAGGCGGCGGCGATCGTGATCTGGTCGCCACGCGAGGCGGCTGGATTTGCTGCCACTGCGACTACCGGCAGGATTGGGCGCATATCCGGATGATGCAGATCGAATTGCCGCCGGGAGGTTGACCGATGGGCGTCGCGTTTTGCATAGGGCCGTGCGTCTGCTGCCGCGTGCCTTTCGTCTTCAACCCGATGCGGGTGCCGAGCTTCCGCGTCAACGGGGTCCGCGAGCCGCTGTGCGAGCGCTGCATGGGGCTCGTCAACCAGAAGCGCGCCGCGATCGGCCTGCCGCCTTTCACGATCATGCCCGACGCCTACGAGGCGTGCGAGGAATCGGAGCTGGAATGAGCGGCATCATGTCGTTCCTGACCAAGAAGGCGTGCGACGAAACGGACGATAGCATCGTGATCCCATCGTTTGAGGAGCTGGGAATGAAAGAGCCAGCGATGGCCGCGCTCTGGCGCGACAACCAAATCATTCCGGTGTGCGTCGGCTGCACCATGATGCTCGAATTCTGCGGCATGCTAACGCGTCTGCGCGAGCGCGTGCTCAATCCGCGCCAGCCCGATTTTATTTTCGCCGTGTACGTGATCGCGCGGCCGTACACGCTGGAGGACTGCCAGAAGATCGTCGCCGATCGTCACAGGGGAAATGCCGGCGAGAAGTGGGGAGAGATGCCGTGAGGCTTTCCGACCATCTGATGGAGGCGCGCGGGAGCATCTGCGACATTCATGGCATCGTGACGTCGGTCTGCGCCGGCATCGAGCGCGCCGAGCGCTTCGTCCTGACCGATCACGCGAGCGACGCGGCTGCCAACATCATTCGCTCGAAACCGTCGACCCTGGTCACGGCGCTGCCGCTCTGCCGGCTGCCCTATCAAACCATGTGGATCGAGTGGAAGGGCGGCCGGGTCGGCGCCGAGCAAACCCGCAGGGAAGCACCGCCGCCGGCCAAGATGGGTTGCCTGATCGAGGGCATTGCCGACCAGATCGGCACCATGACGTGGGCGTGGGTGCATTTTGATCTGCCCGAGATGCCCGGCGAATCCGCCGTCAACGTCTGTCCGTTCGGGCTGGTGTTCGATTGGCGTCCCGAGGGCAACATCCCGGAGCTGTTGAACCAGTTCGCGGATGAGTGGATCGCGCAGCACGAGCGGTCGAGCATGCTCGATCTCATCATCGAGGCCGGCAAGGGCCGATGGCTGCGCGAGTTGAGCGACGACACCCTGAAATGGGTGATGACCGATTCCCGTCCCGGCTGGGAAAAGTTCGCCAAGACGCCGCGCGAGGTCGAGGCGCTGCGCGTGCTGACCAAGCGATCGGCGCGCTGGGTGTCGCGCCACGCGTGGAATTTCTTTGCCCGTGCCGGTGCCTCGATGCTGCGCATGCGCCCCGAAGAAACGACGCGCATCCTGACCGGATGGGAAGCCGACACGGTCGGCGAGGGCCCGTTCATGGAGGCGGTGCTCGCCCTGATGAATTCGCGCAACGCGGTCGAGAGCGTGCCGGCCGATCTGACGCGGCTCAATCGCAAGCGCGTGCGGCTCGGCCGCGCGCCGTTCCTGACCCACTACGTCACCGATCTGTCGCTGTCGATGACGGAGGCCCGGCGCGGCCATGCGCACGGGATGAGCCGCGAGCAAGCGCGCGGCCACAAGGTTCGCGGCCACTTCAAGATCAGGAGCACCGGCATTTACTGGTGGCACGAGTTCGAGCGCGGCGACCAAAGCCGCCCAATGCCGAGGCGCGAAGCCTACGAGGTCACCGAATGATGATCGAATTTATTTTGAGGAAACCGGGCGGCGAGCGGAACGTATTCAAGATAGCAAGAATGGATGCGGTCCCGCGCGAGGGCGAATCCGTCATCATCGACGACGTGACGCAGCTCACGGTCCATTCGGTCGAATATGATCTGCGGAAAAGCAGTCCTGTTGTTCGCGTGGTGCTCAAATGACGACCGAGCAACCGACGGTCCTGAAACCGCGCGAGTGGAACGTGATCCGCGCGGCAATCTATTCCCAGCGAGAATTTGGGATCGAGAGTTATCTTTGCTCGCCCGGCCAGACGAAGGCAGCCGAGCGAATGATTGCACGCGGCTTCCTGACGAAGGTCGAGCAGATCGGATTTGGTGGTTGGGGCCTCGTCATCAAGATCACCGCCGAGAACGTCGAAGCGATCAACGCCGCCTTTGACGATGAAGCCGCATACCGCCGGTGGGCAGACGACGGCGGCCGCGTGCTGGAGGCACCAACATGATGAGGCAATGCGGCGACTGCCAGCTCTGCTGTAAATTGCTCCCGGTGCGCGAGCTGGACAAGCCGGCGAGCACGAAGTGTCGGCATCAGACTTTCGCCAAGGGCTGCGGCGTCTACCACAAGCCGGGCATGCCGACGTCGTGCGCGATCTGGAATTGCCGCTGGCTGGTCAGGAACGACACCGGTGGCATGAGCCGGCCGGATCACTCGCACTACGTCATCGACATCATGCCGGATTACATCAAGCTGGTGCCGGGAGAGCCCGGCGCCGAACCGGTCATTGTCGAGGTCGTGCAGATTTGGTGCGACCCGCGTTACCCAGACGCGCATCGTGATCCCAACTTGCGCGCGTACCTCGCGCGGCGCGGCGAGGAAGGCATCGCCGGTCTGGTGCGCTACTCGTCATCGGCCGGGTTTGCGATCATCCCGCCCGCGATGGCGGGAGACGGGCAATGGCACGAACAGGGCGGCGAGCACTTCAAGGAGGAGCAACGCGCGACCGAGGCCGGCTATGCGCATGACGTGATCGCCAATCTGGCCAAGGCCCGCAAGGTGATCCTGGGATGACCAAAGGCTACACGATTGCGCCCGACGGCAGCTGGATCACATGCCACCGCTGCGGCAGGAGGAGCTTTCATCGCATGGACGTCGCGCACCGCTATTGCGGGTTCTGCAAGCTATTCCACGACGATGAGGACATAAAAAAAGGGCCGGCAAAGCCGGCCCAACAAAGTCGTGGGGAGGTTTCCAACTAACCCAGAGGAGATGCAGCGCCTACCGAGCGCCGCGCCGATCTCTTACCACATTCCTGATCATCCGAGCAAGAATGACGGCGACCCGGTGGTCGCGCTCTTTGCCGATGACGCGCGCCGAGCGCGGCCGACGTCGCATCGCCGCAGCGGCGAGCTGGCGCGTCTTCTCGCAGAACCGGCAGGCCATCACTTTATCGCCGATTCGCCAGAGTAGGCCATATGTCCATTGCACAGCGCCTTTATGGTTTCCTCCAGCCGCAGAAGCCTTTCATCGGCGGTCATTCCGCCCTGACCGCCTGCCGGAGCCGAAGCTGGTGGCGTGTTCGCATCGTAGGCGCTTACCGCGTCATGGACCCCGGTATCAAGTCGCGCATTGGCGTCGGGTGGCTGTGGCGGGTCGGGTAGCGGCACGTAAGGATCGGGCACGCCGCCTTGATCGAGCCAATCCTGATATTCCTGCCAATCACGGTTGCCTTCGTGATTTGGAATCCAGGCGCCGTCACTGGCACGGATCACATGGTCGCTGTCGCTCGTGAGCTGATATTCGGCCACGCTAAAGCTCCGCATCGGCTGTCAACTGTGTGGTGTAGGTAACGCCTACCGCTGTGCTGCCGCTGGCCACGAGTCGGCAGCCATATTCGGTTGGCCCGGTGCTCATAGTTGCCGCGCCGCCCGACCAACCGCTGCCGGCACCATCAGGACGAAAAGTTGTAATGGTGGGAGCAGCCCGCATTCGCGTCGGAAAATACCACTCCACGCAAGAGGGAGCCCCAGCCGCATAAGGATAGTCGGTCTGCAATTGCCCTACGCTAACGCTGCTGGCAGGCATCTGATTTTGAGCAAACGTCTTGTTGTAGTATCGGCAGCACATCGCCAATTCGGTTTGGATCGGTCGCCGCTCGAATGGCGTCGCGGCGTTGCCAAGTTCGAGTTGCACGTCGCCGACATAAAACTGTCCGCTGGTTTGATTGGCAATCTGAAATATCAGCCAAAGCCCGGTGTTCGCCGCTGCCGGTACGGCGACCTGCCAGCTGTAACGAACCAGACTGCCAGTCAGCGTCAAACCGCCCGAGCCGATGGCCGTGAAGCTGCCGAAATTATCGGCAGCGTTTGCGTAGTACAACGCCCAAGTAACACCAGCGGTCGCGAGAGTGTTCGCCAAGGAGGCCGAGATCGTGATGGTCTGTCCAGCCAAATCAAAACAATTCGCCTGTTCAATCCTCTGCGTGAATTGAACCGTCGTATTGCCGGCCACGCCGTTTATTTGATAGCAGTATTGCGAGCCGCCCGGAGGCCCCCAGGGGGTGCGCGAGCCGGTGACGGCCGCGCCCGCACTGTAGATATTCCATCGATCGACCGTGTATCCGTAAGCGGCTATGGGACTGGTTGCGCCGTTTCCAGCGAACCGCTGGTCGATCCTAAATTCGCCGTTGATGATGCGATTGCGAAAGCCAGTCGCCGGCGTGACGCCTTGCAAGGCGGTCGCGTTGTTGGTGACGCTGTTCCCCGACGCGGTGCCTGGGACGACGGTGCCGCCGGCATCGAGCACCGAGCAGCCATCCAAGTTCCATTGCGCGGGCGCGGTCGATGCGCCAAACGTGACGCCATTGAGGGCGACGCTAGAGCCTCGAATGAGGGCGATGAACGCCACGCTAAACGCAACGGCCCCCGTCAGGGCGAGACTTGGCGTGTAGATAATCTGGCCGCCGTTCACGCCTCTAAGATGGTACTGAGCGGGGCCTGAAATGTTGTAGGCGGCGCCCACCATGATGCGCCCACCACGAGTAGCAAGCAGGTGGAAGTTGGCTGACGCACCAAAATCCATCTTGCCCGTAAGGAAGACGTAGGCGCCATCTGTCGCTGCAAGGTTAGTGTTCCCCGATGAGGTCAGCTTAAGACCTTCAAGCTGAAGTGTCGGAGCCGTCCCCACGGGAGGCGCCGATCCACCGACGGCAATAGCAGGACCGCTGGTCGAAACGAGCACGTTGGCGGGCGTGACGACATCGCCGCTGATCTTGACCGAGCCCGCACCGAGGAACGCCGAGAGCAGAACGACCGGCGTCGTGTACGTCCCGGCCTGCACGCTGATGGTGACGTTGTGGCCGTTGAGATTGATCGTCTGAACGAGATTGAGCGCGGCCTGAATGGTCAGGAAGGCGCCGGCTGGAGTGTTGGCGAGCCCGTTGTTGGCGTCGTTGCCGTCCGTGCGGACGTAATAGGTGGTATCTGCCTGGAGAATGCCAGCGACCGCCGCCAGCATGAGCCACGCACTGCCGCTCCACCTGTACTGCGGTTGACCAGCGGTCACCGCCGTCGGGTAGAGTTGACCGACGGCCGGGCTGTTGGGAAAATTCATGGCCATGAATGAAGCCTACGAAGCCGGGTACATTGCGTTGAACACCAACAATGCGTTGCTCAAGGTCGCATTGGTTGGCGGACTTCCAGTAATGTCCCAAATTTGCATGTTTGTAGAATTATTCAATGGCGTGATCGTGTAAGGTCCAGTCGAGAGCGTCTGCTTGGAATTATAAACGACGTTTGGATTCTGATTGGCCAAGCCGGCTGGCACTAGAATAGGAAGCCCGCCAATCAAGTGGGTCTTGCTGTCCGAATTCGTTGGATATTGGCAGCGGCCATAAACATGAACCATGTTCCCGACGCGGGAATAGCCGACGTTTACGTTGCTGAATACGAGGCCGGCACCACTCTGATCGTTAGGAACCCACACCCCATTGGTGTTCACATAAGAGGGGCTGGGTGCAGAAGCCGCCGCCTGGACCCATTGGGTGCTGTCGCCGTCGTTGTAGTAGATATAGAGAACGCCGGTGTCGCTCTCCCACCACATGCTTCCGACAGGCACTCCGGTCGGGGCAGTGTCAGAAATATAAATCGTCGAACTACCACCAGAGCCGGGCGTTCCCGGCACGCCCTGCGGACCTTGCGGGCCTTGCGCGCCCGTATCGCCTTTCGGTCCTTGCGCGCCGGTCGGTCCCTGCGGCCCCGTGTTGCCGATCGGCCCTTGCGGCCCGGTGTTGCCGATCGGCCCCTGCGCGCCGGTCGTGCCCTGCGGGCCTGCCGGCCCGGTGTTGCCGATCGGCCCCTGCGGTCCCTGCGCGCCGGCCGCGCCGGTCGGTCCCACCGGCCCTGCCACGCCTTGCGGGCCTGGCTCGCCCTGCGGACCTGTGCCGCCCGGACCCTGCGGGCCGGGCACGCCTTGAATGCCTTGCGCGCCTTGCGGGCCCTGCGGCCCCGCCGGCCCGATCGGCGGCATGGTCAGCACTTGATCTTCCGCCGTCGCGCTCTTGATCAGCGTGATGCGCGGCGTGCCGCTGGCGAGCGTGAAGCGATCACCGCCGTTCGCCATTTCAGAAATACTCCGTAACGACTATGAGGCCGGGAGCACCAGCGCCGCCAGCGAGCGCGCCAGCGCCGTTGAATGAGTTGGCGCCACCACCACCGGCCCCATAGCCGAACGCACTGGACGCGCCGCCACCTGTGCCGCGACCTCCCTGACCGACCAAGGTCGATCCTCCGTTGCCGCTCATGGGCTGAAAGTTGACGGTATTAGCCGAACCGGCTCCGTGCTCGCCGGGTTGTCCGTAGCCGGTCACGTCCCCGGTGCCGGGAACACCACCGTTACCGCCCGGTGGCGTACAGAGGTTGCCCGTGCCGCCGAGGCCACCACTGCCGCCTTTGCCGACGCAGAGAGTCCCGAACGACGTGTCGCCGCCAGCTAAGCCGACATTGTTCCCAGCGGCGCCGCCTGCTCCAGCGGTGCCGACGGTGACCGGCTGCGACGCGCCGAGCGCCGCCGCACTTGCGGTTTTGCGCGAGTAGCTTCCGGCCCCGCCGCCGCCGCCTCCCGAACCTGTCGTCGATGTGGAAGCAGCGCAGCCACCACCACCACCACCACCGCCCCAACTCTCAATGGTGGCGTATTTGGTTGGCGGGTTGACGTTCGTGGTGAACGTCCCGTTCGCCGAGATCAGGGTGACCTTGGGCGCGGTGCTACCAGGAACCGAATTGGCAATCGCCGTCTGGACGAAGGCGGTCGTCGCGATCGAGGTATCGTTGTCGGCGGCGGGCGGCGTCGGCGCATGCGGATCGCCGGTGAAGATCGGTGACGAGAGCGGCGCGAGCACGCCATTAATCCCGACCCACCCGCCGTTCTGCCGCGTGTAGCGGTTGCCGTCGGTCGGCGCTTCGGGCAGCCCGCCGGCCGGCCCCGGCGGCCCCGGCTCGCCTTGCTGACCTGTGCCGCCTGGACCCTGCGGGCCGGGCACGCCTTGCACGCCTTGCGCCCCTGGCGGCCCTGGCGGCCCCGGCGGTCCGACCTGCGGCACCGTGAGCGTTTGCAGGCTCATCGCGTCGTCCCCTCGACGACCGTGGCGGTGCCTTCCCAGAGCCGTTCCTGCCAGCCGTTCGGCATCAGCCGCACGATGTCGCTCACGTAGCTGCCCGGCGACAATTGGCTCAAGCGATTGCGATCCATCAGGACCGTGAAGGCGCCGCCGGGCGCGTCGGTGATTTGAATGCCGTTGTTCGGGGAGAACATCGAGACGACGACGTTGCGATCACTTTCGCTTTTCCTGACTTCCATCTTCAACGTCGAGCCAGTGAGATCGATGGGCGTCGTGGTGACTCCATCTGAGTTGAGCGTGGCATACAGGAACGGCACGATCCAATCCTCGTTCATCGCGATATTCATCGTGCCGGTGTAGTAAGCGGGGCCAGCCATTGTTGTTGATCCCTCAATCGACTTGGCCGCCGGTGTTTTGCGTGCCGGCGACGCTGCCCGGATAGTAATTCACGCCTTGAAGGGACGAGACGACGCCGTTCATCCGTACTGAAAACTTTGGTCCGGTGACGTTGGCAGCGCCCGTGATGCTCGTGTACTGCATCTGCGCGTAGCCCAAATGATCTGCTTGGATGAAGCCGTTGGTGAATGTCACCGATCCGAGAATGTTGAGCGTCGGCAAATTCGGCGAGTGCGTGATGAAGCCAAGTTGCTCGGCGGATAGATGCGCCACGGCATTGGCACCCGGCTCGATGAAGATGGTGCCGGTTTCGAGATCGACGGTAGCGCCGTCTTGATTGCACGAAATATGATAACGCGTGCAAGGCCCGAACCGCATGGTGTGCAGCGTCGCATATCCGCCGTTGCCCGCGAAGCCGTCCTCGCATCCCGCCGGTGTCGAAAGCCGAAAGCCATCATAATCATAGGTGCTGCCCTCGGCGTATTGGGCAATGGCGCAATATGGCACCACGCTCGCAGACGCCGTGACCGTGCAGTTCTGCGGCGCGGCGGGGTTACCTTTCACATAGGCGGTGCCGGCGCCGTTCGTGGAACCAAAAATGACCGGCCCATAATTGCCGTCGGCGACGTGAATGGTCTGGCTGTAGCCGTTCATGTTGTATTTCGGGAGTTCGTTCGCGGCGCGCTGGAGCGTCTTGAACGGCCCGACTTTGGCGCTGACCACCGTGGCCGATGTGCCATCGTAGTTGGTGTCGTCTCCGGTCGTGCCGTTGACGTACCAATCAGCATTTTTTTGCAGGGCCGGGATGGTGCCCGGATTGGTCGGCGTGCCGCCCTGTGGGCTCGCCGGCACGCGCGTCGAGCCAGCGAGAATGACCCAATTGGTGCCGTCAAAGAACAACAGGAGCCAACCGGGTCCGGCCACATCGCCGATGGCGATGGCCGTCCCGTCGGTCATCTTGACCGGAGCGAAGGTGCTACCGTTGACGGAAAACACGGTGCCGCCGTTGACCGATGGCAGCAGCGGCTCGAACCAGATCGTGCAGCCACGAGGCGGCGGCATGATCGGCAGCGTCGGGATCGTAGTGCTCCATTGCGAGGCATTGCCGGCGTTGGTGCCGATCTTGAAATGATTGAACACGTCAACAATCTTGAGCGCTTCGAGCAGTTGGCTGAGATCGGCATTGGTGCCGGCCAGACCAGCCGCCTGGATCGTGTTCATGATCTCGCGCTGCGGATATTCGATCGCCGCCGCCGGCACGATCGAGCCTTGGATGCCGGCGGCGGGATTGCCGTCGACATAAGGCGCGTTCGGATTCGACGGCTGATCGAAAGGTTGATTGTATTTCATCGGGCGAACCTCGTTTAGAAAATCGTGACTTCGTCCCATTCGGTCGTCACCGCGAATCCCCACACGCCGGTCGGCGGCACGGTGGCCCAGATCACAAAGCCCTCATTGGTGACGTGCATCAGCGGGTGCTCGTCCTGTAGCTTCTCGAAAAGCGTCATGGCGCCTGCGGTGAACGTCGTGTTGCCGGCGACCGGCGCGTTCACAGTGCGCGAGTCGAGCGGATCGGGATCGAGCGTGCGTGATCCGGCGACGAGCGCCCCCGTGGCGGCGACCTCGATGTTCGCCAGCGACGACCCCATGCTGGTGCGCAGCTGCGCGTGCTCGCCGCTGAGATCGGCCGCGTTGCCACCGCCGTAATTCGCGGTGAAATTGCGGGCTGCGAAAAGGTCGAAGGTCGCGAGCCCGGCCGCGAAAGGTGTGCCGAGCGTCCAGGCATTCAACCGCACGCGGCGCACGAGGGCGATCAATGTCGCCGGCCAGTAGAACGAATAGATCGGCGAATTGGCGGCGAGGCCGGCGGCCATGACGCCGCTCTTGGCGCAGTGCTGGAACATGCCGCCGGTGGCGTAATCGAGCGGATAGCCTGACGTCAGGATCATCGAGCGTTGCAGCGATCCGTCGCCGGCCGGCGAGAGGTCGCGCATGCGAAGCGTGAAGACGTCGCCGACGCCGTCTTTGATTTGCTTGTTGTCCATCTACATCATCCCCAAACCGAGATAGGAGCTGTTGAACGTCTGGGAGAAGTCGAGCGACATGACCGACGAGAAGTCATAGACGATCTCGGTGTGCGCCGGTTTCCAGCGGTTGAGGACGCATTCAAGGTCTTCGGGCACGCCAATCGCCAACAACCGGTCGACGCCGCATTCACTGATGCCGGTGCGGAAATAAGTCAGCGAGAGCGCGTTGACGTGAACGGTCCACTGATAGCGAATCTCCGGTGGCCCGAGCTGCCACATGAAATGCGTGGGATCGCCGGGATTGTCCAACTCCGAGCGCGTGTCGCCGACGCGCGAGATGCCGCAAATGTAGGGCAGATATTCGGTGATGGTGATGGTGTAGCCGAGCTGCGCCGCCACATCGATAAAGAACTGGCGCGACTGCCCGCCCAGCATGGTCATCTTGAGCAGCAACGCCTGCCGGCGCGCAACGATGCCTTGCGGTGCTTTCACGCACGGATCGGGCAGTCCCCAATTGCGCTCCCAATCCGGCAATAGCTCGACCGTTCGCCGTGGATCGGACTCGATCTCCAACAGGTCGGCGGCGCGGCTGTCGACGAAGCCCCAATAATCGGCAAGTCCCGAGCAGGCCTCAACCAGAGTCGAAAGGGCGTGCCTCGGCCAAGCTGGTCCGCGCGGCAACAGCGCGAGGAAAGCCTCGGCGTAATCCGAGCCGGTGCGCCGAACGTGGACGTCGGGGCCATCAG